CTGGCATATTATCCAATAAAATTCGTTTATCAAATGTATTATGTGAATGTGAAAAAACTAAAATAGTTTTCATCGGATCAAGTTGTACAAAAGGAACAGTATAGTTTTTCAAAAACTCGCGTTCTTCAGCCAAACACGCATCATCATTATATTTGGAATCATCCAATAATTTTCTCTTAAATGCAAATGTACCTGCAGTTGCATGTTGTGCTCCATATGGACCAAACTGTACCATCTTTTGTCTATCATTAAAATAAATATACATCTCACTTGATCCCGCACAAAGTGCTTTTGTATTCCCCATCAACTTTTCTACTGCATGTGATACACGATCGGGTGGATAAAAATCATCATCATCCATATATACTAAAATATCCCCTTTTGATTTACTGTGCATTATATTTCGCTTCTTTCCAAGTGTTAGCTTCTCATCATATTTAAAATATTTAACGCACTCGTGTGTTATTACTAAATCTTCAATCGGATCAGTACCATCATCTATGATTATCCACTCCATTTTATCTTTTGGATAGTCTTGACTATTAAAACATCGAATCATTGTTTCTATAAATGGACGACGATTAAACGTCGGAGTACACACACTTACATAAGGTAATTTTGTATTTTCTTGTTCTACAGAACTAGAACTATTATTCTTTTTATTCTTGTTCTTTGTCATTAATAATTGTTAATATTATTATATATTTTGCAATTTATGTTTAACCTATTTTATTTTATATTTACTATTTTTTATTATATTGATATTTATTTGTCATTTATTTATTACCATATTACTATTGTAAATTGTATCTATTAACATATAATGTAATATATTATACATTTATTACATTACATTTTCTCAGTATACCTAAAAAAATAAGCTAAATAATATAATTAAAGACATACCAGCTCCCGCATACTGTCCTAAATCTAAAAATGCATAATAAATAATCAAACCATAGAAGATATATGTTATTTTAGACTTAACGTCGTTAAATATTGTTTTATACTTATCTCCTTTTGTTTGCATACAAGGATACAAACCAAATAAATAAGCAGACTGTACTCCCATATAAATTGCATTTCCAAAAAATATAGGTATTCCAAGTATCAGAGTAAAAAATAAACCCCAGAATGGATGATTATTAAGAATACCAAAAATTACACCACATAAACCCGAAAATATTGCTATAGCATAAATTAAAACATATATTAATAATATCGGAAAAATAAAAAATATTAAAGTTTTAATTATAGGGCTATTTTGCATATATTGCCAAGTATCATCTTGTGACTTTATGTTGCTATCCGACGGGTTAAACATATTTAGTGCCATTTTTGCAAATGACCTGCCTCCTCGGCCTAACCCGCCATAAATAGCATTAAATAAATAATTAAATAATGCATCCGATACACCATCGCCGCTACTACCGTCTTTAAATGCAGTAAAAATATTAATATTCTTTTCTTCTTTTTCAATCACGTGCAATATTTGCTCACTTGAATTACAAACGCGCCCTGTTCCTAAACTATACGGAAATCCATATGATAACCAAGATTTGTCTCCACTATTTGATGATTTCTTTTCATCGCAGTATGGTAGTTCATATGGTTTTGTAGGAAAAATATATTCTTTCTTTTCATCTGATTCAGTAATTAAAAATAAAGCATTTGCACCTAAAATTCCCCAAACATACGCAATTACTATTGATATCAATATGTGTATCATAAATATAAATATATTATTCATTGTACTCATTTCTTGATCCGACATTGTAGCATCTGTTTCTGTTCCAGGCATGCCTGGTATTCCTGGTATTCCCGGTATTCCTAATGCTCCTAGTAACCCGTTATTATTTTTTTTATTAGATTTTTTATTTTTACTATTATCCGAATTTCCATCACCTGAATTAGAATTAGCAGAATTATCTGTAGAGTTAGTAGGATCAGTAGAATCTGTAGAATCTGTAGAATCCGTCGTTGAACCTCCAATTATATTTGAAACTCCTGGTATACCAGATAAAAATCCTGAATTTGAATTTTTGTTTGTTCCATCCGTATTATTAGTATTATTACCACTATTATCAGTTGTGCTTCCGCTTCCGCTTCCGCTTCCACTTCCACTTCCACTTCCATTTCCACTCCCCGAACCAAACATCCCTAATAACCCTCCTCCTCCTCCTCCACTGCTACTACCACTCCCGCTATTACCACCACTAGACCCTGATGTAGCAGATGCATTTGGATCTGTCGTCGTTGTAGTACTAGATGTACCTGTTGCCGATGGATCACTACTACTTGAATCACCACCAGAACCAAGTATATCTGATAATCCTGAAAATCCTTCCCTAATTTTCCTATTATTATTTACTGGACATACTGTATTCATAATATTCTTAAAATATGAGGTTGTCATATTATTATTTTTATTATTATTAATATATTATAATATATTATATTAATATTATTGATATATTTACAAAACAACAATATTCATATACTCAAACTAATATTATATGGATATTCATTTAAAAACTATTTATTATATATATGTAATCTATAGTATCCTGCTTTATTCGCAAATCGTTCATTATATATTGCTAAAATGACCAAAATTGAAGAAGGATTAAAACTAGATTTTCATAATGTTCTTATTCGTCCAAAACGCTCTACTATAAATAGTCGTTCTAATGTTAACTTAATGCGAAATTTTAGATTCAAAAACTGCAAATCCCTAAAAACCTGGGAAGGTATTCCAATTATAGCATCTAATATGGATACAGTAGGTACATTCGATGTTTACAAAACTTTATCAAAATTCAAAATTATTACCGCATTCCATAAATTTTACAATGCACTCGATTTTTTATCATACCAGTCACTCAATAATATTGTTTTTGATCCTGATCTTTTTATGGTATCAACTGGTATACAAGATCACGATTTCAATCGTCTCAGAGAAATATTGTGCCTTGTAGAGTGTAACTGGATATGCATTGATATTGCAAATGGATATATACAAAACTTGGTCGAATTTTGCAAACGCGTAAGAAAAGAATACCCAGATAAAATTATTGTAGCAGGAAATGTAGTTACACGCGAAATAGTAGAAGAACTTATTCTCAATGGAGGAGTCGATATTGTAAAAGTCGGCATTGGTCCCGGTAGTGCATGTCTAACACGCATGAAAACTGGTGTAGGTATGCCTCAGTTATCTGCTATTATGGAATGTGCCGATGCAGCTCATGGTGTTGGCGGTCATATAATAGGTGATGGAGGAATTACATGCCCCGGTGACATGGCAAAAGCATTCGGCGGAGGTGCAGATTTTGTTATGGTAGGTGGTGCATTTTCAGGACACGACGAAAATCCAGGCGAAATTATTCAAAATAATGACGGGTCGCAAAGTAAATTATTTTACGGAATGAGTTCGTCACATGCTATGAATAAACATTATGGTGGTATGAATGAATATCGCGCATCAGAAGGACGCGTAGTCCGTGTACCATATCGCGGAAAACTTGAGAATACAGTTCTTGACTATTTGGGAGGGCTGCGAAGCACGTGTACTTATATCAATGCATCATGTATTAAACATATGCCATTATGTACAACATTTGTACAAGTATCACAACAGTTAAATACATCTCTTGTTTAAATTATATTTTTAGATTATATTTTACATAACAATATATACAACTATGTAAAATATAATACCACAATACTATCTTGCATACATAAGACCAACATTTCCAGACATAAATATTACCATATTAAATCTTTCTTCTAATACAACCAAATTATAGTTGTAGTCATATATACGCCAAGTTGACTTATTATTACCAATTGGTATAGGAGCATTTGTAATTGGGCTGGTTTCTTGATCACAAATTGTCAAAAAATTAGCACTCGGATCTAGAGGTGGATAAAATGTTGTAAATTCAAATTGTACATTCGAAAATTTACTTGTATTTAATGCACCACATGGCTGTAAATTAAATGGATCTGTATCTAGACAAAAGTTGTAACAATACAACCCATCCGGTGCATTTCCTTTTGTGCGAATATATTTTTCAATATAATTATAAACACCCGCATCTAATACATTTTCGCGATACTTACCATCTAATAAAATAGCCATGTTTAATAATATATCACGCTGATTTTCAACATTAAATGATTGTGTTATAAAATAACCACTAGCTGAATCTGAACCTGGATTATAACCGGGACCAAATCCTTCTGTATAAACATCGCCACATCCTGGTGTACGTATTCCAACATTCATTGCATTTGCTTGAGCCACCGTAACTGGAGCAGGTAATATATCTACCGGTAAATAATTATATGGCCAATTTGTATAATTACTCCACTGGTTACGCAAATTAATATCACTTCGTTGAAAATAAAACATCCAACTACTTACCATACCAAGCGTATTTTCTAACCATACACGCTGCGATCCTGTTACATTTTGGAAATTCCACTCGTACGCCGACTTTATTAAATACTTCTGTTCTGTTGCAGCAAACGTCTTTGCCTCTTCATTTGACAAAAATCCATATGTACTTATCAAATGAATATCCGCATTCCATTCGGCTACACCAGGATTTTGATATGTATTCCTTTCCAAAGTTACACTAGGAGGTGACTGTAAAAATCTATAAAGTTGCATATATTCATTAGAATAATTTGGTCTTACTATCGGCCAGTTATTTGCAACATCTTGTACGTCACGAATTGTGTACAAATCTTGTACAGGGCGCATTACTACATCTATCTTTAGTTCATTATATTGCAAAGCAACTAACGGAAATGCCATCTTACTCGAAAGCGTAAACCATGCATTAATTGGTATATATAATTTTCTAGACCGTATTGACGGCTCTGAACCTTGTTGTAATGTACTATAATATGCATTCGGATACATGTTTATTCTACTACCCGAGTTACCAGGATCATTCAATTCAGGAATATTGCCACTCATTTCATCATATAATTTTTTCTTATCATCAGAAAAATCTCTTTGCACAAGAGCCAATAAATATTTTCCTGTTAATACTTGCAATACTTGACCACCAACTGATATTACCACTTCTTTTATCATTTGAGTTCCTAGATTCTCTATCCATCGAAATTCATATGGTGCCCAATTGCTATCGCAATTAGGCGGTGGATATATTGGACTCCAAATCGTAGGAAGCGTCACCACTAAATAAGTATCCATTAATAAATCAGCATATCTTGGAATATGAAATGTAAATCTAGAATCTGTACTTAATCGC